AAAGTATATCCATCATCTGCATCAAAACCAATATTCCATTTTGTAGTATTTTGCTCTGAGAATCTTATTTGACAATCATCTCCACTTCCAGAAGAAAATTCTGTTATTAATTCACCATCATCAAGAGTGTTAAAGAAATGAAGAGGAGCTCTATATGTTAATACATCATTTGATTCTGCATGAATAATACCATATGAAGCTAAAGTAACCTTTTTACCTGTAACTGTTAAATCTCCGATAACTTCTAAATCTTGGTCTGAAAATGTTAATATAACATTGCCAGTAGATGACTTTATATCATTGCCATTTATTTGCAAGTCTCCAGACATATTGACTTGACCCGAACTAATTGTAATAGATGTTGCATCTAAAGAATCATAAATAACACTACCTGTTATTTTTATACCGTCAGTAGATTTTAATGTAGCTCCCTCAACGGCTCCTGTTGCTGTATAAGCTCCAGCAGTTAAAGTTGATGATACAGTTAAAGTAGCTGTTGATATAGAACTAAAAACAGCTGCCCCAGTATGCGATATAGTTGCATTAGGAGTACTTTCTCCAAATTTTAAGGTACCATCAACTATCCTTAAATCTAATGTTTTTGTAGAATTTCCTTTAAATTGTAATGTTTGAGCGTCAGTAGAAGCATCTGCATGTAAAAAAACATAAGGATCAGTATCTCCATCAACAGTGCCTGAAGCAGATTCTAGGAATAAAGAGTTTTCAAACTGAACCTTATCTGTTGCAACAAAAGCCTCTCCAGCAACACCATGCGCAATTAACTTGTTAACAGAAATAGTTGCAGCCGATATTGCAGCTGAAACCTCTAAATCGCCAGTTATTTCTAAATCTCCATCTGTAGAGTTCCAATACATTTCAGTACCAGAGCCACCATAAATTCTAAGATCGGGTCCAGAATTAGTTTCACCTAACATTAAATACCCATCTCCACCTGATGAGTCAGGCTGCCAACTAAATCCAGTATTATTAGTTGCTGTAGATTTTATAGCTCCTAATGTAAGGTCAATACCAGATCCTGAAGAACCTACTATATTATTTATAAATCTTATATTTCCTGAGCCACCTGGATATATATCTATTCCCGCATTGGCTTGTTGTAATTTTATATATGCAGTCGTTAATTCAGAGTGACCAGCTCCATCTCCACCAGATATATATAAAGATCGTGTATTTCCTTCTGCTTGAATATAAACATCTTGAGTGTCATCGCCAACTTTAACATTACCTTTGTAATCTATAGATAATCTAGTTGTAAATGCACTTCCACCTGGTTGATTATTTTGAAATAAAAAGTGTTTACTAGAACTTCCAGTTTGAAGTTTAAAATCATCACCTGCAGCTAAAAATGTAAGAGAGCTAACAGAAGAAAGAGCAGGATTATCACCGCTTAATAGTATGCTATTTAAAGAGCCTATTGATGCTCCGTCGCTAAATACTAACTGATTAGAACTAGAATCCCACTCAAGATATCTTCCTGCAGTGTCACCATAGAATCTAACATCTATTCCAGCACCGTCTACTCCTGTAGATAATACATTTGTAGCATATTTTACTTTATTGGTTATATCTATGCCACCAGTAGTAGTGGAAGATGCAGCGTTCTGGCTTATCTGCCCAGTGCTTGATTCATGGACTAGTTTTTTCCAAGAAGGCATTAGGCAACATTCACATATAGTTCATTATTAACACGAATTAAAGCACCTGTTTCATAACTAGTTGGCACTGGAAAAGAGGTTAAGTTTGTAGTAGATAATGCACCTAAGCTATATCCACTTCCAGTAAGTTCTAATATAGTATTACCATTATATTCATATTCTAACTTATTAGTAACTTGATCTATAACCAATTTCCAGCCTAAAGCTAGTTCCCACTCAAAAGTTGTGGCAGTAGTTACATTATCCCATATAGTGAAATTAGGATTACTTACTTCTAGAACATCAGATCCAGTTGTAAATGTAGATTGATTATTTATAGTCTGCCTAACAAATCCCATTAAAAACTCACAGGTTTAATGGTTCCGCCAGACATATGGTTGCTTTTTGAGTATTTTTTACCTTCTTTAACTACTAAGGCATATTGCATATCAAAATATTGAGCTAATTGTAAATTAAATGTTTCTCCTGGTATTTTATATAATTCTGCTATAACTCTATAAGCTAATGCTTCATGAAATTGAGCAGGTATTTCAGGAGAGTCACTTAATTTAGTATTTAAAGCTGTTGGTTTAGCTGTATAATGAACTCTTAAATTCTTTCCATGACTTGTACTTGTAGGAGATTCCCATACTGGGTCTTTATTAAGGTCAGCTGTTGCCGTTTCTTTCTTTTGAACGACTGCAATACGCTCTCCTTCTACATACCAAAAAAACTTATCTCTATTGTTGATGGTTGCCATTATGTTTTATCTCCTTCAATAGGTGGTGAAAGCAATCTTGTGATAGATATATTGTCTATCTCTACCCTCTTAATGTCAAGCATTCCTGGATCTAAATCATACCATCTTTTATCTGTAACTAAACTGTCTTCAGCTATTGCTCTTATAATCTTTGTTTTAGCTCCAAAATCATCTTGAGCTCTGTTTAAAGCCTTCCGTATAAGGGTTTCTCCCTGAGAAGGGTGATGTTGTTGTACCATTTCAATAAGTTCTTTCTGTGTCATGCTTTTTTATCCTCTTGATTTCCTCCTTGAAGATTACCTAGCATAGCTCCAAGTTTTTGGAATATAGTGTTATGCAAATCTTTGGTTAGATTGTATATTTCGGTATCTTCTTCTTGAGTAGCTAAATTTCCTAACTTGTGACTTAATATTTCTAACGCTATTCTCATTACAAATAAGTCCTGAATCTCTTCGGGAACATTGTCAATTTTTTCTACAAACTCCCAAGATAATCTCCAAACTGTACTTCCTGCTGTATCTGGCTTACCTGTAGCTACCACAGCATCATTTGTAGAAGTATGAGCTCCTATGCATACATAGTTTTTACTACTATAAGAAACTTTATCACCTACTGCATATGCTGTAGTATGTGCCCATGCCGTTGGACTTGTTCCTGCATTATAAAATAGTTGCCTTGGATATGAGAATACTTGAATTGCACTCCCATTATTATTATGGTCAGACAAGAACTCAGAATTTGTAGTTCCTGCTGCACTCGGTGCTACATTTAAAGAAGGAACTCCTGCAATATTTTCTACCCAGTACACTGGGGAGTAATTAGTAGCGTAGTATATGCTAGTTCCATCTTTAGCTTTAAATGAATCTTCATAAGGAATTTCTCTGCATTGTCTTGTAATATAATTACGAGCTGTAACTGTTGAATCAGTAACAGAGTAATCTGTTTGTGTTCTAGTTACTAATAAAACAATCTTATCTTCTATACTAGTAGGACTAGCTAATGTATCTAAGTGTCCTCCCGAACCATTAGAAGGTATGACTTCTGGATCTACTGGTTCTGAAGCATCGGCCATTAAAAGTCTTTTAGGTATACTTCCTGCTATACCCCAGACTCCTGTTTCTACAATATATTCAGGATTCGACACATTTGATAAATATGAAGAATTGTTTTCACCTAATAATTGTAATACTTTTGATTTTATTGTTGCCATTATTTCCTTATAGAATCGGGGGTGGAATTAACCACCCCGTCATCTTATTACTGATTAGTACTATACGAAATCAATAACAGCATGAGTTTCAGGTAACATTACCTCAAGCCCAGCTTCAGTGATTATCATATCTTTTCTACCATCAATATCATTATCTTGAACATTAGTTTCAACGAATGTATCTCTCGATACTCCATTTCCACTTAATGGTCTTAATGATACATTAGATAGATCAATACATACCGCTTTGTCTGCCATATCACCTCTAAATAATGGATGTGCTACGAAATTCATAGAACCCCAAGATGTAGAGATTGATGTGATATCAATAGGCATAAAGCTAGATGTCTTAACGCTTAAGTTAGCAGAGAAAACAGTCTTAAGATCTGATCCTTCAAGTGAATTATCTAAGAAGTTTCCTGCTCCCATTTTATGAAGACTATTGATAACTTTTCTAGAAGTTAAGCATAGTTTTTGACCACTATTGCCACCCTCCCAGTTCATAAAGTCATCCATAACGTCAACCATTACATCGTAACAGAATCCACCTTTTACATCATAGGTTGCATCTGAAGTTGATCCAGTGTTTGCGTCATAATCTAATTCATATCGTTTTCCACCTTTTGCTTCTAGGAATGGTATCATACCCCAAGATGATCTAACATCTGCAGTATTATACTTTCCATAACCAAATAAGAAAGCTTGCTCTAAGTCCATTTTATGAGCTTTTAAGTGTTCTGCGTAAATACGCTTCCACTCATTAGCATAGCCTCTATATTTAGTAGCCATCATTGAACCACTCATTAAAGGAACTGCAGTTTTGAATATCTGTGTGTAGAATTCTACAGCACTTAATTCATCTCTGAAGCCTTCTGGAGCAGCTGTCGCTTCACCCCATTGAGATCCAATTACTTGACCTTCTTTATCCCATTCACCGTTATTAAAGTCATTTCCTAGTGCTGAGTTTGTTGAAACAAGAGTCAAGTTTGCAAAATCGATAGTGCAATAACCGTATTCAGTTCCTGCTGCAGATTTAGTTGATGCATCAGCTGCCTCAGAACCTGTGTATTTATAATACTGAGGTTCTGCATTTAATTTATAAGCTACACCATTTAATCTAACTACTTGATTTTTAGTTAGAAATATAGGAGCATAACCTACAAAAGATGCTTCATCTGGTTTTACTGCTGATTTAGTTACTTGACCTGTGTTGTCGTAGTCAGTCCAAATAATGAAATGAGAACCATCAGATGCGCCTGCATTATCTATTGCTGTAATTGCTGCGCCATCTGAAGTAGATGGTCCTGTTAATTTGTGCCAACTTACTTTAAAGTTCCTTCTTTGCCATTGATTACGATACTCTAAAGGTTTCCATACAGTTTCGTCTGTTGGTTTTTTACCAAGCTTTGACAAATATGAGAAGAAAATTGATGTTTCTGGAGCTAATTCTGCGACCTTGTCACCAATACCAAACGTTCTTCTTATATTATCAACGCCTACATCACCACCAAACGCACCTGAAGGAGACTGTGTATCATGCATCTGGCCACTACCTGTATATGTTGCCATATTCTATTCCCTCCTTAAAGGATATTGTTATTGTTATTGTCTGATATTAGTTCATCCATGAAAGAAACCTTTGGCGTTTGATTAGGATCTGCTGCAGTTTGAACACCCATAGGGGTAGGAACAGACTGAGCTCTCTTAGTCTGACTAAAAGCTTGACTAGGACCAGAAGGAACAGGCGGTTGATTAGGAGTTGGTGGAACAGGTTGAGTAGGTTGAGCAGGAGGAGTCCCTCTAAACTGCCCTTGAGTACCTTTTTTAAATTGATAATATCCCACTAAATCATCCATGTTTATAGATTTAGGATTATTCATTGTATTGATAAAATCATTTAATTCCTGGCCATTCAATCCATATCTTTCAGTCACATAGTGTCTGATTTGCCTCATCTCTTTTTGGTTATTAATCGCTTCTTGTCTTTTTGCCTCGGCGGCTTCTAACTTGTCGAACTTTTCTTTGTACTCTTCGCGTACTTGAGCAACTTGATATTGATTCTGAAGAGCATTATATGTAACCATATCATCTCTCCATTGTTCATGTTGCGCTACATACTGAGCACTTTCACTAGCAGGATCACTTATTGCATCATCACGACTGAATCCTGGAGGCGGTGCTGGTCTTTCAGGTGGTGGAGGAAATTCTTCACTCTCCTGTTCAACCGCCGCTTCTGCATGTTGAGCAGTGTCTACCTGCTTAACAGCCTCTGGATTATTACGCAAATAATCAACCATAGGAGCATATTGCTCCATTTCTTTTACTTGATTCTGTAGTTTAGCAGCCTTAGACTGCCAGTATTGATAACGAACTTGATCATTGTTAGGGTCTGCCACTTCATTTTGAGTGAAATCCTGCGGTGGAGCCGTTGGCTGCGCAGGTAAATTCTCTATATCTTGAACTGCTTCGGGAGCATCCGCTGGAGGCGGTTGGTTATCCCTTGGTTCAATTGGTAATCCCATTCCTTTTTCAAATGCGTAATCTTGACTTTCTCTTTCAGCTTTGGTTTCCTGAATTTGTTTTTCAAAATCAGGAGCTTCACTTACTTGATTTTCATTAGCTTCCATTGCTATTTTTTCCTCTCTTTTGACTGCTTCTTAGATGCTGAAGAAGGTGAGCCAGCTTTTTCTTTCATTGCATCTGCGGCTTCTTTGGACAGCATTGAGAGATTATCGTCTAATCGTTTATCAAATAAAGTACTAGCCATTTTAGACTTGTTCTTAACTTGATCAAGGTCAGATTTAAATTTCTCAACTTCTACTTTCTGTTTCAGGTGAACATTTTCTCTAGTTAGTGTCTGCATATCGCCATTTACTTTCTTAAGCTGTTCAGTCACTGACTTGAGTTGTTGCTGTAACTTACCGATAGTATCTGTTCTCTGAAGTACGCCTTCCATGTCGAAGACCTCTGTTTTCTTTAGGACTTCTTGCTTATCAATGATACCTTTTCCGTACGCGTCCATGTAAAATTCGAGTTCCGCATATCTATTAGACGGAAGTGTCGAACCTGAAACATAGACTACATCATATTTGCCTACGGTGATATCATTAAAAATCTTAATTTCATTAGTTTTATCATCATATAATTTCTTATTTATAGCATATTCGCTTAAAGAATTGTTAGGATTAACGATCCTAAACACTTTTTCACTTTGATATAATTCTTGCATTAATTGTATTGCTATTTGGCCTACTCTAGTTAAAGCACTTTCTATATCTGCTAACTTAGATTTAATCTTTCTTTGACCAAATTCATCTAAAGATATAGTAGCTTTGTAAGTTTGAGGGGCAGCTTGAGAATTACCCATCATCATTTCGTACAATCCGAGTTGATGATCTATGTCGTTTTTGGCTGATTGTTCATTTTGGTATAACTCGTTAGGAAGAGGAGTTGGACTCGCAACTACAGGCTGCCCCAAATCAAAATCTACTTCTATACCAACTCCAGGTTGAGCCCATTTTTGCTCAAATTCAGCCATGTCAACACTACCAGAAGGAACTAATACCTTCATATTAGTAGATGTTGTAGCATGTGCTATAATTAATGACCTAGTTTTGTTGATATAATCTTGAAGTCCCTTAACCATTCTAACATCACTTAT